CCTGGCCCCCCACCCCAATGACACCCATCAGCATGGACGAAATCCGCTGCACGCTGCGAGATGTGAGCCTTGCGCAGATCATGGCTCTGGCGCACGACGACGGCGCCGGCTGCCTGGTCTGGGATGGCTACGCGCTGCAGGGGATGCCGCAGATTCGGATTGACTACCGGGCATGGCCCGTGCGCCGGCTGATCTGGGAACTGGTGCATGGCCCGATCAAGCGCGGGCACCAGATCGGTGTTTCGTGCCCGGACCCGATGTGCATCCATCCTGACCACTTGGTTTCTCGAACCAAATCGCAGATCCAGCGCGGGCGAATCATGCCGATGTCAACCCGCACACGCATCGCCTTGACCAAGCGCGCGAGGTCATCCCTGACGCCTGAGCTGGTGCGCGAAATCCGGGCAAGCGACTTGCCAAGTATCGAAATCGACCGGCAAATCGGCATGAGCGATGGCTATGCATCGCGGATTAGGTCTGGGATTGTGTGGGCGGATTTGTCGAGTCCGTTTGCTGGGTTGGGGGCGCGATCATGAACCGTGTCGAATTTGGAGACTGCCGCGACACGATGCGCGCCTGGGCTGCTGCTGGCGTCAAGGTGCAGACCTGCGTGTCCAGTCCGCCTTACTTCGGCCTGCGCGACTATGGGCATGACGGCCAGATCGGTCTTGAGGCCACGCCAGCCGAGTATGTCGCTGCGATGGTTGAAGTGTTCCGCTGCGTGCGTGATGTGCTGGCGGATAACGGGACGTTGTGGCTGAACATCGGCGACAGCTACGCGAGCGCGTGGGCGATGCCGGGAGGTAGACGCAACATCGCCGGACAGGGATCGCTCGAAAACGGCAAGCGCGAAGCCCGCCCGAATCGGCTTGTCGGCGGGCTGAAAGAAAAAGACCTGATCGGCATTCCCTGGATGCTCGCCTTCGCCTTGCGCGCCGACGGCTGGTATCTCCGGCAGGACATCATTTGGAGCAAACCAAACCCCATGCCGGAGAGCGTGCAGGACCGCTGTACCAAGGCGCATGAGTATATCTTTCTATTGAGCAAAGGGCCTCGATATTATTTTGACGCGGAGGCGATTAAGGAGCCCTCTTCTAAATTTGAAAAAGAAGGGCCGAGACCGAAAACCCAGCCCAATGGGTTGAGGGCGGACGATGCTAAAAAATTAGGTGGGTTTCAAATGCAGGTAACAGAGACCCGCAACCGCCGCAGCGTCTGGACCGTCGCAACGCGCCCGTACAAGGGCGCCCACTTCGCCACCTTCCCGCCCGCCCTGATAGAGCCCTGCATTCTGGCTGGATCGCGCCCCGGTGATGTGGTGCTGGACCCATTCTTCGGATCTGGCACGACCGGCATGGTGGCTCAGAACCTTGAGCGCCGCTGGCTGGGCTGCGAACTGAACCCGGCATACAAACCGCTGCAGGATGAACGGCTGCGGCAGGGCGGCCTGATTCTGGAGGCCGCATGAATGTGCGAATGCTGCCAAAACGCCCAGCTTGCCAACCTGGCCAAGGCGTGCAACACGCGGCTGGCGCAAAGATTTACCGCGTAAAGGTGAGTTCCATGAATACGACTTCAGAAGTTTTAGAAAAACTCAATGAGATTCTTGAGTACGAAAGTGAAACCGGCTTATTCACTTGGAAAGTGAGTCGGAAGGGTTGCACAAAAGGGAAGTTTGTCGGATCTGTTAATCCGCGAGGATACGTTTGCATTCATGTTCTTGGAAAATATTTTCAAGCTCACAGACTGGCGTGGCTGATGGTGCATGGTGAATGGCCAAAGCAACAGATTGACCACATAAACAGAATCAAGACAGACAACAGAATTGCCAACCTCCGAGAGGCGTCACACACGCTGAACCAGCAGAATAGAGTGAAGGCCTTGCGGAACAACTCTCTTGGGGTCATTGGCGTCAGCAGGCACAACTCGGGATTCCAGGCCCGAATAGGTGTAAATGGGATGGTCAAATCGATTGGTGTTTTTAAATCAATCGAAGAGGCGAGTGCCGCATATAAAGAGGCAAAGAATCACCTTCACAAAAATGCAGTTCTTGAATGACTTGCGATTGTTGCGAAAATTCCAGGGCTGGGCCGGAATATCCTATGCACGATCCATCATGTATATATTGCGGAGCACGTTTAATATGGAAAATCCAACGCAAACCGATCGGTCGGGAAGAGGCGATGGCGCGCTGCCGGAAGGTGCTACAGGATTGGCTGCACTACGGGCACAGCGAGGCGGAGCTGCGCAAGCTGGCGAAGCTGGAGGCGCTGCCCGTGGCGCCGGAATCGTCAACCGGACGCGGAAAGCTTGGGAGGTGACATGCTGATTCTTGGTCTTGATCCGGGATCGAGCACTGGCGTCGCAACGTTCATTGATGGCGCTTTGGTTCATCTGCGCACGGTTGACCCTGCAGAAATGATTGACGCGATCAGGCTGGCAAATCCGCAGCGCGTGATCTTCGAAGATTCGCGCCTGCAGTCGCATACCTGGACGCAAGCGAAAACCCGCGCGGCAGCCCTGAAGATGGCGCGCAACGTTGGAGAAATCGATGCCTGGTGCAAGTTGATTGTCGCGACATGCGATCGGCTTTCGATAGCTGCCCATGGGATCAGCCCGAAAGGCAAGGGCGCGAAGCTGGACGCGGCGCAGTTTGCCGCAGCGACTGGATGGGTTGGAAAGTCGAATCAGCACGAGCGTGATGCGGCGATGTGCGCGTTCCCGTATCGGGGTGCAGTATGAAGCTGAAGATTATTTGGCAGTCCCCCAAGCTGTTTTACTGGGCAGGCCTGTATCTGAAGGTCGGGGACAAGCGGTACAGGATCCTGAAATCCGGGCTTGATGGGCTTGCCGATGCCATGCGGGTTGATGACCGGAAATTCCGCACGACGTTTGATGTGGCCGACCAGATTGGCGGCATGGTGAAGGTGACGGTGAAACCCATGGAAAGCGCAAAGCATGAAGAAGCCTGAGCATCAAATCGAGCAGATCAGCATCGAGGCCTTGGTGCCCTATGCCCGCAACAGCAGGACGCACAGCGACGCCCAGGTGGCGCAGATCGCGGCCAGCATCCGGGAATTTGGGTTCACCAATCCGGTGCTGATCGACAAGGATGGCGGGATCATCGCCGGCCATGGCCGCGTGATGGGCGCCCGCAAGCTGGGGTTGGCCGAGGTGCCGTGTATCCGCCTGGCGCACCTGACCGACACGCAGAAGCGCGCCTACATCATCGCGGACAACAAGCTGGCACTGAACGCGGGATGGGACGACGAACTGCTGGCGATTGAATTTGCCGAGCTGGCAGACGCGGGTTTCGATAACCTGCTTACCGGCTTCACGCAGGACGAGATCGACGCGCTGACGCCCGAGCAAATTCCCGAAGGCTTGACCGACGAGGACGCTGTGCCCGAGGTTCAGGCCGAGCCGGTGAGCAAGCTGGGCGACGTTTGGCTGCTGGGCAAGCATCGGGTGATGTGCGGGGACTCGACCAGCATTGATGCGGTGGAAGCGCTGATGGATGGAAACGCCGTCGATATGGTTTTCACTGACCCGCCCTACGGCATCAGCATTGTTTCTGGCGGCGGGAAGGTCGGCGGCGGCGGCGCATTTGGCGGAAAGCGGAACGAGAAGAAGGACAAGTCGAACGTCATTCAATCGAGCAACTTCGCACCCGTTGCTGGTGATGATTCCATTGATGTTGCAGTCGAGGCCATTCAAGTCATTGCAACTCTCGGCGCAAAAGTTGAAATAATTTGGGGCGGAAATTATTACGCTGCGAGCTTGCCTAACTCATCGTGCTGGATCGTATGGGACAAGCAGAACACGGGCAACTTTGCCGACTGTGAACTGGCCTGGACAAACCAGACGACCGCCGTCCGAAAGTTTGAACACATGTGGAATGGCATGGTTAAAGCGTCCGAGCATGGTCAAAAAAGAGTTCATCCAACGCAAAAGCCTGTCGCCCTTGCTGCTTGGTGCTTTGAGCAATATGGCGATAAATGCGAAACAGTTGTTGACTTATTTGGTGGTAGCGGATCTACCTTGATTGCCTGCGAGCAAAAGAAAAAGACAGGTTACATCATGGAGCTATCCGGTTCATACGTCGACGTAATCGTCCGTCGCTGGCAGGACTTCACCGGCAAACAAGCCACGCTGGAAGCCACGGGCGCGACGTTTGCAGAGGTCGAGTCTCAAAACATGCAAGCCGTTGAATCATGAGCCTAACCCCAAAGCGCGAGAAGTTCGCCCAGGCCGTCGCCTCTGGCATGAGCCAATCTGACGCCTACCGGGAGGCGTTCAAGGTGCGCCCAGGGACGAAGCCCCTGTCCGTCAATCAGGCTGCGTCCAAGCTGATGAAAGACGCCAATATTAGTTCTAGGGTTGATCAGTTGCGCGCGCCCATCGCAAAAAAGGCGCAAATAACCCTCGAAAGCCATCTGGAAGATTTGCAGCGCCTGCGCAATATGGCGGTTAAGGCCGAGCAGTTCGGGGCAGCGATCACAGCCGAGGTGGCGCGCGGCAAGGCGGCCGGTATCGTGGTCGAGAAGGGGCAGATCAACCTCACGAATAGCGACGGGAGCCTGCGCCCGACAGTCATTACCATCCGGGCCAAAAAATGACCGTGGCCGAGGCGTTTCTGGACCTCCCGCCCAAGCTGGTTGACGTATTCGGCCCGGAACGCGGCGCGGTTCAATATCGCTGCGCCAAAGGAGGGCGCGGCTCTGGAAAGTCGTTTTCGTTCGCGAAGATGGCCGCGATCTGGGGCTATGCAGAGCCGTTGCGGGTGCTGTGCACGCGCGAGCTACAGATCAGCATCAAGGAGTCATTTCACGCCGAGCTGAAGGCGGCGATTGAATCCGAGCCATGGCTGGCCGCTCATTATCAGGTAGGTGTCGATTACCTT